GGCGCAGCCCACCTGGCCGGCGACGAATGCCGCGGCCGGCAGGGCGGCGGCATCGGGCCCGGGAAAGTTGCACTGCAGGTATTGGCCCAGGTTGATGTACGCCCAATTAAAATAGGTCGTTCCGGAGATGCCGTTCAGATTGAGCGACGCGCAGATGCCCCACTCGGGCAGCGCGGGATCGTAAGCCAGTGTGAAGCCGAGATAGACGCCCGTGCCGCCCAGGCCGCTGGTGCCGTAACAGGGGTCGTTGAGATCGATCACCGCGCTCTGCCAAGTGCAGAAGCGGGCCGAGTCGGTCCACTGCGGCGGGGCCTGGCACGGCACGTCGCCGGCCAGGCTGCAGTCGTCGGTCAGAAATCCGATCGGCGCGTCTCCTCCGCCGGAGCCGTAGGCGGCACCGAGCCACAGGCCCTGCAACGGCACATACACGGCGTCGCCGCTTTCGTGCAAGCACGGACCTTTGAGCAGCGTGAGGGTGAACGGGCCCTGGCCGTAGGTGTCGCAGGGGGACGGCGCCGCGGGCAGCGCGTTGTTGAGCAGCCCGCACTGCGAGGCGCAGCTTCCGCTGGTGGTGGCCGTGAAGGCGTGGTTGCCGAAGCCGACTAAGATCGTTTGCGGCGCGCCCCAATTATTGAAAATTTGGCAGTCGCACTGCGGGCAGGTGGAGCTGCCGGCGTTTTCCAGCGGCTTGCAGACCACTTTGATGCCGCCCGGCTGGCGGATTTTCAGGCCGTGGCCGTAGCTCATGAGTCACCCGTCGGGCAGGGAATCAGCATGATGATCCATTTGCTGTCGGCCTGGCGCCACTTGGCGTAACCGGCGACCCCGGCGTCGGCCTGCCAACCCATCTCGTTCACGGCCGTGATCGACGTGATGCCGCCCGTGTTGCCGCTCCAATCGAGGATCACGGCGCAGTCACTCAGCGAGGCCTGGTTGGTGAGGGCGGAGCTGGTGACGAAGGTCACCCATTGCGAATCGTTCTTCGCGGCCGCGGCGGCCGGGTTGACGCTCCTCCGCCGGTGCACGGGCCGGTTGCGCGGCAGCCGCTCCAGGTAGCGGACCTGGCGGGCCAACTGCCGCGCGGCCTCTCCGCTCAGGGTGTGTTCGCGGCGGTCGTCTCGCATTTGGTAGACGGTAGACGGTAGACGGTAGACGGTAGGCGGTGGACGGTGGACGGTAGACGGGGCGGGGGGAGAGACGCTTGCGAGTCCCCGTCTACCGTCTACCGTCTACCGTCTACCTGTTCCTCGCCGTCTACCTGTTCACTGCGGGTTCTCTCTCAAAAACACTTCCACGATCAGCCCCTCGGCGCTCGCCCCGGAGACCGTGACCACGATCTCCAACAGGTCGGAGCCGTTGAGGTCGGGCGAGGCCACCGAAGCGGACTGCGGAGTCAGCGCGGGCGTCGAGCTGCTCAGCACCAAGGCCGCGCTGAGCACGCTGGCGAAGGCGCCGCCGCCGGTCGAGCGCTTGAGGTCGATCGTCACCGTGTCCGTCCCCGTGGGCGGCGTGACGACCGAAACCAGCAGCCCGGCGATCACGGAGACCGTCGTGCCCGCCGGAAACACCTGATGCACCAGGTCGGTGGCCGCCACGACGGCCGTGCCCGGCTTCTGATCGACCGACTTCGCGAATTGGTGGACGACTTTGGTGGCTTCGATGCCGGCGCCCGCGACCACGGCCGCGTCGTTCACGCAGCCGGCGGAGAGCACCGTTTGCTTGGCGCTCAGCGAGCCTTGGACGAACAGATCGGAGGAGACGTAGCTTTGTGCCATTTGTAAATCCAGATAGGGCCGCGGATGAAACACGGATGAAACACGGATAAATTCTTAATGAATTCTCTTCATCCGTGTTTCATCCGTGTTTCATCCGTGGCTAGGGAAGACTGAGCGCGGAAAACGGAAGCTGATTCAAGACGTTGAAGGGCAGATACTTGACGGCCGTGAGATCGATCGGCCAGGGGAGCTGGCTGCCGGAGCCGTCCAGCGGCACCGGCTCGGAGACCGGCGTCGTGCCGTCTTCCTGGGTGCAGGGCTTGCCGCTGCGCTGCGTCATGCCCTGATTGAGCACGTACAGCGTCCACGTCTCCCAGCGGACGTGGATCTCATAGCGCATGGCGTAAAAACTGTAGCCGCTCTCCTTCGTGTACTGCCCGTTGATCAACACTTTGCCTTGGCCGGGCGCGAGGCCGAACCAGGAGTCGCTATTGACCGCGTTTTGGTACTGGATTGCCGTCGCCAGCGGAAAGACCAGCTCGTTGCGCTGCATGATGATCGTGAGGCGGCTGTCGTCGATCATGGGCCCCGGATCGAAAAAAATGCGGGCGGCGTTGACGACTGGTTGGGGAGTGGCGTCCGTGGTGTAAGTCGCGACGCGCTCATAGGGCTGAAAATCGTAGTCGATCACGGTGGGCCGCGCCAGCGGGTCTTCGTCCCAGTCTTCGACCGACGTGTCGTAATCGACCTCCACGTCCCAGATATAGGGCGAGTCGCCGGGCCGCGTGATGGAAATGATCCGCGCGTGGGCCAGCGGATCGTTGTCGTTGCCGAAGCCGTAGGAGTCGAAGGGCGCGAAGCCCAGCGCGGCGCCGATCGTCTGCGGCCCATCGGCCGGGTCGTCCGTGACGACCTGCAGCGCGAAGCCGTACTTCCGCTCGCCGTCGCTCGACGCATGGCCCGCGCTGCCGCGGGCCTTGGTGATGGTTTTGATAATTGACATGGGGCCGCTATGAAATTCTGCGGATGGTGCGGGGCTTCTTGGCCGCGCGCTGGGCCTTGCCCTGCTGGTAGAGCGTTTTGGCGATCTCGCGGAGGTGCTTGACCGTTTCCCGGCCGTGGGCCTGCTGCTGCGCGGGAGTCAGCTTGGCGTTGGCGGCCGGCCGCGCGCGGCGGGCGGCGTCGGTGGCCGCCCACTGCGCGCGCCGCGCCTGCGCTTTGAGCCGGTCCGACGGCGTCATCACCGCCTCCGCGTCGCGGCGGCGGAAGTCGAGATCGATTTTGCGCGCCGCCACGCGCTCGGCCAGCTTTTCTTTCTCCGGGCCGGCCAGATTATCGTTGATGGCCTTCAGCTCGGCGAGCTGCTGCTGCCGGGTTTTCTGGGCCGCGGTGCCGTGGCCCACGATGGCGTGCCAGGCCTCGGCGCTGCCGCGCTCCAGGGCGGCCGTTTGGCCGTGCGGCTTTTTGGTGGCCGCGTGGTATTGCTCGCGGGCTTTAGCCATGGCCCGCTCCGCCTCGTCGCCGGTCAGCTTGCCGCGGCCCTTGAGCCGCATGATTGTTTCGATCTGCTCCTGATACTCCTGGATGGGCAGCTTCAAGTCGTCGCGGATGGTTTGGGCCGCCCGCAAGTCGTCCAGCTCCGCCGCCGCGCGGCGCGCTTCGGCGACCTCGGATTTTTTGGCGCCGCGCTCGAGCAGGTCGTAGATGCGGGCCTGCTCGGCCGTCTGGCCCCAGGCCGCGATCTGCAGGTGCAGCGAATCGGTCAGCTTGTCGATGTCGCCGGCCAGCCGCTTGGCGGCCTTGCGCTGCTCGGCCATCGCCGCCGCGGCGGCCTGCATTTGGTCGATCTGCTGGACGTACAGCCGGGCCTGGGCGAGCTGGGCCTGGCTATAGCCCTCCATTTCCATTTTCGCCAGTTCGCGGGCGTGGCCCTCCAGGCCGAAGAGGTCGATCTCTTCGCCCAGCTTTGAGTTGAAATCATCCAGCGTTTCCGCGGATTCTTTTTGTGCCAGCGCTTCGGCGCGGTTTTGCTCCTCGCGCTTCCGCGCCGCCGCGAGCCGCCGTTTCGCATACGGGGTCGCGCCGACGGGTCCCTCGCCTTCCTTCACCTTGGCCTGGCTGCTGGCCCCCTGAAAGGCGTAAGGCGTCAGTAGGGTCCAGCTGAGCCCGATATTCGCGATATTTCGCCAGGCCTTGAGCTTATTGAGAAAACCGTCCTCGGCTTTGCTCAGTTCCTCTATCGCCTTGGCCATGTCTTGAGTTTCTCGGGCGAAGCCCTGCAAGCTCGTGCGGCCGAAATCGGTCTGCGCGATCTTGCCGATGGCCTCTTTCAAGTCGTCCCAGTCGTGTTCGAGCCCTTTGAGATCGGACCGCATGGCGGCCGCCGACTCGCCGTATTGGTCGGTCAGTTTTTTGAGAATGATCCCTTGCGCGGCGGCCACGTCGCCGGTGGCCACCAGACTCCTGATCACGGACTGCTGCGCGGGGCTGAGCACGAGGCCCACGCGGTGCAATTCGGTCAGCCCCAGGATCGGATCTTGCAGGGCTTTGCCGACTTGCATCGCCGTGGAGCGGAGATCGGTGCCCATCACGGCCGACATGCTGAGCACGCCGCGCGTCGCCCGGGCGAAGTTGACGTGCTCGATTTTTTGGAAGGTGGTCAGGACGGCTTCCGCCGACTCGATCTCCAGGTGGCTGTAATTGGTGGCCTGCTGCAGGCCCTTGGCCAGCTCGACCATTTCGCGGCCCGTATAGCCCGCCGCGCCGCCGGTGGCCTCGACCACCGCGTTGAGCCGCTGATACGATTGGTTCGCTTCGTCGGCCGCCTCGACCGACGATTTCAGGAACTCGAAGCTCTGCTCGACGCCGACGGCGATGCCGATCGCGCCCAGGCCCGCACGCAGCACGTCGACGCCTTTTTCCAGCCGCTGGGCGTTCCTCTCGGCGCGCTCCATTTCCTCCTTCGCTTCGTGCAGCTCGTGCCGGTAGTGGTTCCAGCTGATCTGCCCCGCCTGTAATTGCGCGTCGAGCGCGTGTTCGCGATGCCGATATTTTTCGGCGGCGTCGCTCTCCTCGTGGTGCGCTTCCGCGTTCTGCTTGATCGATTGCCCGGCTTCTTTTGCCGCCGCGGAAAACTGGGTCTGGCTGATGCCGCCGGCGGCCAACTGGCCCGACAGGCTTTCGAGCGACGCGCGATATTGGTCCAGCCCTTGGCGGTCGAGGCCGCGCAGATCGCCTGGTTTGGCGCGGCCCATTTCGATGCCGGCCTGCCGCACGGCGCGGGAAAAACTCTCTTCGTCCAAGGTGCCCGCGCGGACCATCTCGGCCAGCTTGCCGAGCCGCGTCTCGTATTCTTCCATGGGCGTCCGCGTGCCCTCCCACACCCTGTGGGCGGCGCGGTCCAGGCCCGACAGCGCGGTGGTGCTTTCGCCGGCGCCCTTTTTGAGGCCGCTGGTGTCCATGCCGACCAGGATGTTGAGCGATGCGGCGACCGACATTTTTTCGAGCCACTTACTTGACTGGCGCCGGCCGGCGAGTTAGACCGAAGCCATGCGCCGAGGATGTTTGCTTACCGCCGGCCTGCTTTTTTTGGGGCTGATCGGCCTGACGTGGCTCCCGTTCGGGCGAGAGCCGGCCGCCGCGCCCGACCCGCGCTTCTACGTGGTCAATCGCTTCGGCCAAACGCAAATCGTCGTCGTCGCGCCGCATGGCGACACGGACGAGTTGGCCGCCGTCAGGGCCGCCATCAAGCACCTCGACCGCGGCAAGTTTTGCTGGCTCTTGTTCTGGCGGCAGGCCGACCGGCTGCTGGTGCCCACCGAGATGCCCATGAGCGACGCGGAAGCCGACGCGATGCTCGGGTCCTACACGCGCAACGACCGCACCGGCTACCGCGAGCTCTTGCTGCACGGACGCGAGATTCCGCTCGACTAAGCGAAGGAGCCTTGCGCCTCGATCCGGGCGTTATGCACCGCGGCGAAGCGGGTCATCACGGCCAGCATCTGCTCGGGCGTCTGCCAATCGTCTTGTTCGCGCTCGAAGCGCAGCAAAAAATCTTCGGCCTCCGTGTCGCAGCCCTGGCAGCGGGCGACCGTGTTGGCCAGCAGGGCGGCCCGCCAATCGTCGCGGCGTTCGCCCCAGGGGTCGGTCTGCTCCAGCAGCCGCCACTCGGCCAGCTCGTTGCCGTCCAGGCGGCTCAGCAGCTCGGCGACCCCGCAGCCCCATCGCTCGGCGAGCCGGAACAGGAACCGGCGATAGCCGCCGGCCCGGAGTTTTTTTCCAGCTCCTCAATGTCTTTGCGGCGCAGGCGATTGAGCCGGATGGCCACGCGGAACACGCGGTCCACGGCCACATGGCCTTTGCGGTCGAGGGCCTCCACGTCCGCCTCGCTGAACAGCAGCTTCCGCTGTTCGTCGACGATCGTAAGCGAGAGCACCACGGCCCGCGCCCGGCGGAAACTCCCCTCTTCCTTCTCTTCCAGAAACTCTTCGTAGGCGGCCCGCGCCGGGCCGTCCATGACCGCGACCAAAACGTCGCCGCCCCATTCCGGCACGTGGACCCGCTCCACACCCCGGTCATCGGCGGCCTTGATCTCTTCGGCCGTCAACAGCTTTCCCGTAGTCATCAAAAAACTCCTTGGTGGTCTGTCCCGCGGCCGGCCCGGCCGCCAAGGAGGAAGCGGAGGCCGGACGCGCGGGAGCTTGAAACGTGCGCGGGGCTCACGCTGAGCCCCGGCCCTTCGTGGTGAATCGCTTACGTCGCCGGCGTGATCGTGATGGCGCCCGTGATCTTGACCGTCACCGGCACGGTGCTGACCTTTTTCACATCCAGCTCGTCCCAGGGGAACGCGCTCACGGCGCCGTTGAACGTGACCGTGGTGCCCTCCGTGGTCACCTTGTCGTTGAAGGTGATGGTCCATAGCGCGGCCATGGCGTCGGTGGGTGAGGCGTCGGTGAAGTTGGTCCAGACGGCCGCGTGGCCGGCGTTGGTCGAGTCCCACAGAATCGTGAACTCGCACTCGCCGCCGTCCGGGATGGAAAGCAAGGCTTCCATCCAGGCGCTGCTGAGATCGGTGGTATCGATCGGGTCCTTCTTGGGATTCGCGGGCTTGATCTTCACGACCTGGCCGAGCGCGGTCAGGACGCCGGCCTTGGGCGTGATGGCGATCGTGGTGGCTAAGGCGGGAACTACTTTTTTGGTCATGGGAGGGTCCTGGGTTTAGGGCCGCGGATGGAACACGGATCAAACACGGATGAAGAATTCAAGAATCCGTGTTTCATCCGTGGCGTCAAAGGGTTGGCACGGACTCGGCGTATTGGATCCAGTACACGGTCGAGACGACGAACACGCCGGTGTCGCCGCCGTCGATCGGCTCGTCGAAATCGTCGAGCTCGTCATCGATCAGGGCCGCGTGAATCCGCACGCCGGCCACGGTGGCCTGGTCCAGGCCGTCGAGCGCCTGGCGGACGGCCTCGGCCAGCGCGTCGGCCGTCGAGTATTTGTCGGCCAGGCAATCGAAGCGAAACAGCGCCAGGGCGTAGCCGGCCGAGCCGCTCAGGTCGTGTACGTGGCCCAGCTCTTCGGGCGCCTGGTGGCCGCGGGCGGACAGCCGGCGATAGACGATGGCCGGCCGCGTGTGGTTTTGCGGCAGCTTGAGCGGGAACACCGCCGCCGGGCTGCCGATCAGGGCCTGGATGCCCGCGTCGCTCGACAGGTAGCTGTACAGCGCCGCGCGCACCGACGGGCTGCCGCTGCCGGCGATCACGAATTCCCAGGCGTTGCTGACGTCGGCCGGCAGGCCGGCCAGCGTCGATTGGCAGACGGCCAGGTACGTGCCGGCGGCCAGCGCCGACAGATCGACCGTGCCGTCGCCGGTGCGCGAGCCGGCCGAGGTCCAGGCCAGCGTGCCCAACGCCGGCGAGAGCACCTCGATCGTATTCGTGCTGCCCGCCGTGCTGCCCGCGATCGTGGCCGTCGTGCCCGAGACGCTGAGCGTGGGCGTGGCGGGCGGCGCGGAAAGCTCCTGGTGCTCGAGCGCGCCGGAATCGCCGTACTGGGTGCGGCTGCCGCCCTGGAATCCGGGCGGGTAGCTCGAGCCGCGGCACAGCGCGCCGCCGCCGGCCGCATCGTTGAGCGACAGGTCGGCGGTGGAAGGCGAGTTGAACGGCGACGCGGTGAGCACCGTATCGGCGCCCTGGTAGACCGGCGGCGTGGCGGCGTAAAAGTTCGTGGCGCCGTTGAACGCAAAATTGCCGGCGCTGACGGAAGGCGTGCCGTAGTAGTGAAAGTTGACGCCGCCCGCGCCGCTGAAGCCCTGCACGACGTTGTCGACGATCGAGCAGTAGTTGTCGGCGTTGTCGTCGACGCCGTAGCCGCTGCCGCCGGCGCTGTAGATCGAGTTGTCGCGGATCAGGCAGCCGCCGGCCAACGCCGAAATGCCCCAACAGCTATCGGCCGGCATCACCAGCCGGTTGCCGACCGCGGCCACGCGGGCCTGCACGACGATCGAGCCGGGGCAGCCCGAGCGAAGATCAAATAGTGAATCGTAGGCCAGGAAGCAAACGAGCGCTTCGGAGCCGGTCAGATCGTGGAAATAACAGTTCTCGGCCGTGCCGATCGAGACGGCCACGCCGCTGGTACTGTGATCGAATTCACAGTCCGCGCACACGCTTAACATGACGCCGGCGATGGCCAGGATCGGAGACGCGCCGCAGTGGTGCAGGTGCACGTCGACGAAGCTGACGCCGTTGGCGCTCGAGCTGAGAATCGGGAAGCCGCCGCTATTGCCGCTGAGGCCGCCGACTCCGCCGTCGCCCTGCGCGGAGGTGTAGCCGCGGAACACGAGCGGCGCCGACGTGCTGGGCGTGCCGTAGGTCGCCAGGCTCAACGTGGCCGAGAGGACGTCGTCGGCGCCCGATTGGACGTTGATGCGGTCGCCCCCGCCGGCGTTGCGCGCGATCGTATTCAGCGCGTGCTGGGTCGATTTCCACGGCGCGGCGAGCGTGCCGCTGCCCGTGCTGTCGGAGCCGTTGGCCGGCGAGACGAAGTAATCGACGATCGCCATAAGCAGCAGGAGGATCAGTGCCACGGATGAAACACGGATGGAACACGGAGAAAGGTTTTTGAGTCCGCGTTTCATCCGTGTTCAATCCGTGGCGAAAAAAGTATCGAGTGCCTCAGCCGGAGATCAGGTTTGCCGCGCCGCAGGCTTTGGCCTGCAGGGCCTGCTTGGCCGGGGTGGCATAGGCCGCGAGCAGGTTTTGCAGATCGGCCGCCAGGGCCTGGATGTCTTCCTTGGCCAGCGGCTGCGCGCCGGCCAGGCCGGTCTCGTTCGGCACCAGCGCACCGGCGTCGAGCGAGGCCACGATGGCCGCGGCGTAGTTCGCGTAATCCAGCAGCACGGCGCCGGCGTCGAACAGATAGCGCGCGCCTTCGCCCGACAGCGGCCGCAGGAGCCGCAGGAACGTGTCCAGGTCTTTTTGCGCGTTGGAGCCGCCGCCGTTGGTGGCGACTCCGGCCAGGTCGGTGTATTGCATGATTGTCCTTTGCCTTACTTCATCGCCGCCTCGATCCCCTCCGCCAGCTTCTGCTCGATCGCCGCCGCGGCCTGCCGCTGCTTCGCGTCGAAGGCCCGCTGCATCCAGGCCGTGCCTGCGTGGAATTTGCGGCTATCGGCCTGGTCGCGCAGCGCGACGTGTTTGCGGCGCGCCGCGTCTTGCGCGCGGCGCATGCCCTGCGTGCGTTTGCCGGAGTGCCAGCCGCTTTCCGTGGTGAAGGCCCGGATGGCCTGGCTGGCCGTCTGGGCGCCGCGGCCGGCCGTCACCAGGATCAGCACACGGCCCGGCCTGCGCTTCTTGGCCGCCCGGACCTTGATCGACCGCTTCAGCCAGCCCCGCGCGCCGGTATCGTCCGGCCCGACCGGCGCGTTGGCCTTGGCCTGCGGCAGGATCGCATTCGCCCCGGCCCGCAAGGCGGACCGGGCGATCTTGCCCTCGACCCTGGCCGGCAGCGTTTGCAGCTTGTCGGTCAGCTCTTTCAGCCCCTGGATTTCGATATGGCCGCCGGGCACATTCTTTCTCCGCCACGGATGGAACACGGATGGAACACGGATTCTTGAATTCTTTATCCGTGTTTCATCCGTGTTTCATCCGCGGCTACTTTTTTTCGATACACAGCAAGACCAGCTCACGGTGCCGCATCTCGACGTCGTTCACGTTGGCGATTTGCAGGGTCGGGCCGCCTTCGATCGCGATTTGCATTTGCTCCGTGACGCCGGAGACGTAACGCAAATTCACTTCGTGCGTGGCCAGGGCCACGACCTGCTGCGCGTAAAACAGTTCGCGGCCGGTGAGCTGCTTGACCGCGGCGTAGGCCGTGGCGAAGGCCGTGGCCGCGGCGGGCACCTCGGCGCCGAAACTGTCGGTCGTAGCCGGCTCGTTTTGGATCGTGATGAATTGCCGGCGCCGCCCGGCCGGAGTCGGCTTCACGGGTAGCCCCCGATGCGCCGCGCGCGGATCATGCTTCGCAGGCCAATCGGCAGCTCGGAAAGGGGCGTCTCGAGGGCCGCCTCGCGCTGGTCGTACCACAGCGCCGTGAGCCAGCAGATCGCCAAAATATCCTCTTCGCTTTGCGTCGTGGCGTCGCCGTAGCCGGCCGTGTAATCCACGATCACGCTGTCCTGGTAGCCGCGGATATTCGGCCAGACCACGTTCCACTGCAACCAGATCGTGCCCGGCTCGCGGTTGGCGTCCACGATATATTGCGACGGGTCCCAGAGGTTCTGGTTGCCGTAGGTGTCCGTGTAATAGATCGACTGGACCGAGGCCAGCGGCGGGAAGGGGAGCGTGAACTTGACGTCCGGCGGCCACCAGTTCATGCGCAATTCGTACTGCGCGGTGATGAGCTGCCGGCGGATGGCCCGCTCGTAATACTTGCGCGCGGCCACGCCCAAAAGGGTGATCAGCGTGTCATCGTCGGTGATCGATACGCGGCAGTGCGCTTTGAGCTGCGTCAGGCTGACCGGCTCTTCGGCCGGCGCGACCGTCTGTTTGATCGCGTAGGCCAGCGAGGCGTCGCTGGTCAGGCGGAAACTGGTTTCTTGCTCGTAGCCCATTTCTACCGTCTACCGTCTACCCAAGCTTGCGCTTGGGCGGCTTCTTGGGCTTCGCCTCGGCCTGCGATTCCACCGGCTCGACGATTTTGCGGCGCAAGAGGATCGAGGCCACGCCCGGCGGCGGCTCGAAGAGCTTGCCGGCGCGGTAGCCGCGCCAATCGCGAATCAGACGGTAGAACATGGTTTTTCCTTGCGCCTTTTTTTTAGACCCGCATTACGTCGGTGGCGTTGGTGTCGCTGGCCTGGTGGGGGCCGATTGCGCCTCGGGACAGCACGGCGAGCGCGCCGATCAACGTGGCCGCCGCGCCGGCGGTGACGATCGGCTGCAGATAGCGTTTGCGCTTGCGGCAGTCGAGGTCGAAGCGGTAGACGCCGTCGGCCTGGCCGGCGCCGGGCAGGCTGGTTGCCGCGCCGTCCATGTCGGTGTCGGTGCCGACGCGCGTGCCCACGACGTCGGTCCAGGTCGCGTCGTCGTCGGACTCTTGGATTTTCAGGGCGGTCGCCGTGGCGCCGATCACCCCGAAGCTGACGTAGAACTGGCAGTAATCCCAGCCCTTGCAATCGACCGTGTTCGCGATCGTCGCGCTCGCGCCGTCGACGCTGGCCGGCGCGACGGAATTGACGACTTTGGTGGCTTGTGCGTGAATCATTTGAGGGCCTGGTGCTTGAGGGCTTGGTGGTTGGGGTTGGGGCTCACGGTGAGCCCCGCGCGGGATGCGGGCGGCTTTATTTAGCTGGCGGGGGTTTCTATGGCGATCAGCGCGCCGGCCCCGTTGGTCGAGTCGCCGCGCTCATGGACGTTGATATCGAACCGCTCGGTGCCCTTGATCCCGATTTGGTCGTATTCGAAGTAACGGTCGTCGCTGATCTGGATCGTGACGCCGCGGCGGCTGCCCATCGCGGCCGCCAATTCCAGATCGCCGAAGTAAGCGAATTGCGTGTTCGGCGAAGCGGCCAGCGCCTTGGGGAGCACTTGCGAGATCACGACCGGGTAGCCCAAGAACTCGTGATAGCCGCCCTGTTCCGGCACGCCCGTGGAGACCCACTGGGCCGTGTTGCCGCCGGCGGCGTCGATCAAGCGCATCATGGCCGTGGCCCACACCGCCTGGTGACAGTACCACTTGGGCTGCATCACGTAGTTGGGCGACTGGCCGACGACCGCTTGGAAGTCGGAAAGGGTGAGCGTGTCGAGCGCCGTGTGGCCGGCGGCCGCCGTCACGACCGAGTTGCTGGTGAGCGCGTTGACCACGCCGACGATGCCGCCGTAGGTGCTGGTGCCGTCGCCGAGGAAGCCGCACTGGTCCTCCTTGAGGGAGAAGGCGTAGCTGATTTCGTCGGTCAGGTCGTCGCCGATATTGATCACGGCGTCTTCCGCCAACTCGGTCGAGTAGAGCGTGATGGCCATCAGCTTCTTGGCGATCAGCTTGACCTGGTCCCAGGCCTTGTCGCTTTGCACGCCGAGCGAATTCTCGCCCACAAAGTACGCGGTCACTCCCTGGGTGCGGCGCGGCACCGATTTGGTGTCGCCCTTCATCGGCACCGGCTTCGCCTCGCGGCGGAACACGCCGTACCTTTGGCGCAGCTCGATGATGGCCGTCTCCATTTCGTCCGGGACGAGGTAGCCGCCCAGCTCGTTGCCGGTCTCCTGCAGCGCGTTTTGCGGCCGCGTGTTGATTCCCTGCTCCTTGCACCACTTCGCGGCCCAGTCGTTTTTGCAGAGCGTGGCCAGGAAGAACATGCCGGCAATGAAGGCCCGTTCGTCGGCCTTGGGACCGCTAAAGGCCTTCAATTCGGAGTGCTTGAAGCGACACTGCGCGGGAATCACGAGCCGCGCGGCGCGGGCCGTGACGCGGACGCCGGCGCCGGCCAATTCGGCCGGTTCGCCGCGGGCCTGGGGCCGGCCGCCGGCGTCGCCGGTCGGCTCGCCGTGCTGCACGTCGAGCACCGCGCCGGTACGCGCCGTTGGACGGCCGTTTTCCCGCTCGGCGGCGAATTGGGCCTGGCGCGCTTCGATCTTTTCGGACCGTTCGAGCTGGGCCTGCAGCTTGTCGATTTCGCCGGCGGCGTGGCCCGTTTCGCCGGGCTTGCCCTTGCCTTGGATGCGATCGACTTCGGCCGTTTCCTCGGCCGACAGATCGCGCTTTTCGGCGCGGGCCAGGTCGACGATGGCGTCGACCCGATTGCAGAGTTCGCCGATTTCTTCGCGGAGCTGAAGCGACGTCTTCATCGGAAAGTGATTCCTGGGGGAAGGGCGTCGCGGGGCGCCCTGGGAGAGCAGGGCGCAGGACCGGACGCAGACATGGGATGCGTACTGATCCGCGCCGCTGACAAGTTGCGCGAGACTCAGAGTTGAGCTTTTTGGAAACTTGTGGAGCTAGAGAGCTCGATGGGTCTATTATCGCATGCGGGCCATTTCGCCGCGGGCCGTTTCTGCACTTGCCGCGCAGGCCACGCACGGAAGCTGAGTCAGGCGGGCGCCGCAGCCGCGGCAGCGGACGGGCGCGGCCAGCTGCCGCCGGGGACTCTCGCCGTCGCAGGCCGGCGCCAGCGAGGCCCGGACCGGCGGCAGCGGGACGCCCAGGCCTTCGTCCCATTCCCCCGGAGCGGGATGCGGTCCGGGCCGCCGGGCGCCAAAGAGCACCGCGCGGACCGTATTCTCCGTGCAGCCGGCCGCGGCGGCGATCGCCGCCACGGACCGGCCCTCGGCGCGCAGCCCGGCGATCAGCTTGTCGCGCTCCCGCTTTTGTTCGCGGCGCGCCAGCCGCCTTTTTTCTTTGCTGCGCATGCGGTTCTCCTCACAAACCATAGGCCACGGATGAATAGTGGTTAGTGGTTAGTGGCTAGTGGTTAGTTGGAGGACCCGCTGCGCGGCGGAAGATTTTGCGGCGCAGCCGCTCCGCCCACTAACCACTAACCACTAGCCACTAACCACTGACCACTTCCTCGTCCGCGGCCGTCGAACTCGGATCAGCTCCGCGAACGCTGGCGGAGATTGCGGTTGCGGACGGCCGCCAGCTCGACGGCGCGCGGCGGGGCTTCGATCCGTCGCTCCGGCGTCGAGAGGTGGGCCGGCATGTTTTTGAACCGCCGCGCGCCGAGCGAGGCCCGCACGTCGAGGGCCTGCCCGATCTCGTCGCAAAAACCTTTGGCCACGGCGTCTGAGGCCGTCATCCAGGTCTCGGCGGCCATCATCGGATTGAGCGTCTCGAGCGGCAGCTTCGTTTTGGCCGCGTAGGTGGCCGCGATGTTGCCGTCCACCTGGTCCAGCGTGTCGGCCGTTTTCCGCAGCTCGCCGGCGTTGCCCAACGCGATCGTATAAGCGTTGTGGACCATGAACATGGCGTTGGCCGCGATCCGTACTTTGTCGCCGGCCAGGGCCACGACGGTGGCCGCGCTGGCGCACAGCGCGTCGATGTCCACCGTAATCTGGCCGCTGTGACGGGCCAGCGCGTTGTACATCGCGAAGGCCTCGAATACGTCGCCGCCGGGGCAGTTGATCCGCAGGTTGATGGGCAGGTTTTGGAACTGCCCCAGCGCGGAGATCACGCTGGCCGCGTCAATCAGGCCGTAATAAGCCGGCCCGATTTCGTCGTACAGGTACAGGGTGGCCAGGCCGGCGTCGGCGTTGGCTTCGATGCGGAGCGGGGATTTGCGTTCCATATTGGTTCCGTGGTTGGTCAGTCGAGGCGTGGATTGAGTCCGAAGTGCTGGGCGCATTCAATGCGCGAGAGGTGCTCGCGCGCGATGAAACGTCGGGCGTGGATCAGATACTTACGGGCGCGCAGCACGTCGCCGATCACGGCCCCCGTGTCGATCGCCGCGATCAATTCATCAAGCATCTTTTCCAGGCGGCCTATCCGCACGGATGTTCTTTGCATTACTTACTCCTCCAGCGCGTCGGCCAGGTCATAAGCCCGCAGCGGCCAGGCGGAGACGACGCGGGATACCTCGGCCGCCAGCTTGTCGGGCGTGGCCCGGCCGGCGGCGTCGAGCAGCTCGGCGCGGGACTGCTCGCAATGAGCGGCCACGAGCCGCTCGTCGGCGACGGCCCGGCCGAGTGTGGCCGGCCAGCGGCCCGCGCCGTAAAAACCGTCCAGCCAGGCGATGAATGTTTTTGGTTTGGCCGCGGCCGCGGTGACGCGCTGGCACTCGACGGCGATCAACTCCTCCAGCCGCGCGGCGGTCGCTTCGCGGCGGAGGGCCTTGGGCACCGGCTCGCCGTCGCCGCCCCGATCGGGGCCGTCAGCCGCCGCCGGCTTGGCCGCGGTGTTCGGGTTCGCGTAGACGTCGCCGCCCTCCCGCGGGTTCAGCCCCTCGGCCTCGCGGCATTCGTTGGGCGAAAGGATCGTGCTGGCCACGCCGATCTGGTACACGCGGTAGCGGCTGAGCTGGTCGCCGCGCAACAGGCTGCTGGTGTCGAACTGGGTATACACGCGGCCGCTCGTTTTCTCGCGCGTCGTCAGCAGCTTTTCGTCGCACTCTTCTTCCCAGGTGTTGATCCACCGCATCAGGGTGTGCTGCAGGTAGCTGGCGTTCTGCTGCTCCAAGCCGTTGTACGCCACGCCGTCCGAGTCGCCGAGCTTGTGCGGCGGCAGGTTGAACCACGATGCGACCTCTTGCCGCGAGAATTTGCGGCTCTCCAGCCACTGCGCGTCGGAAGGATTGATCTGCAGCGGCGTGGCCTTGAGGCCCTTGTCGAGCAGCGCGGTGCGGCCGGCCCGGTCGCTGCCGGCGTGCATTTTTTCCCAGTCCTGCAAAATGCGCAGCGCGTCTTCGCGCGAGACCACGCCCGGCGCTTCCAGGATCACGCTGGGCCGGGCGTTGTTTTTCAACAGACTGTTGCCGAATTGCTCGAGGGCCAGGCCCATGCCCCAGCTATTGCGTGCCAGCGTGATCACGCTGTAGCCCTCGGTGCCGTCGAAGCCCAGCCCCTTGATGTGCAGCACGTGCTCGTCGGCGAACGGCGTGTATTTGTCGGTGTCGCCGATCTTCGTGAAATGCCAGAGCTTGCCGTCGACCATCTTCGAGTAGGTGCGGTCGGGCAGGAACGGCGTGAGAATGTCCGGCGCGCCGTTGCCGTCGCGGGTGATGCCGGCGCGGCCGTTGCCCCACAACAGCGCGTGGCTCATCAAAGTCTCTTTGAACACGCCGACGTTCATGGCGGCGTTGGGCCGGCGGCTGAGCAGGCGGCGGGCCTTGTGGCCCACGGCCGGCTGGCGGGCGCCGCCGTCGCGCTGCCAGACGTTGAGCGGCATCTGGCCCACGTCGCCGGCGATGATGTTCACGGCCTGCCAGACGGCCGCGTAAGTCAGCGCCGTGCGGCCGTTGACGCTTACGCCGCTGTCGGAGCCGGAGCTGTCGCGCACCCAGTCGATGAACCACTGCATCGGGTTGCGGGCGCTGCTGGCTTGCGGCCGGCCGCGCCCGAAGCGCGAGAAGAACGAGGCGATGCGGTCGCGGAGATTCATAGGGTGAACACGCTGGGGCCGGAGTCTTCGGGGTGGACCATCGCCGCGGCGTCGGCCATGATCAGAGCCACTACGCCGTCGATCTTTTTGGGATCCTGGTGGTTGGGCTTGATCGGCCGGATGTTGCCGTTGTCGTCGCCTTTGACGGCCACGTTGCTGGCGTGCCAGCGCAGCACGGCGTGCCCGTCGTGGGCCAGCGTGCCGGCCAGCAGCCGGCTTTCCAGGTCTTTGCTGGGGGCGCTGAGCGAGGCGAAACCTTGCCGGCACTCGACCGTCTCGATGCCGTCGTTCTCGCGCAGCTCGATCGCCGTGTCCGTGGCGTTCCACGGATCGTAGCGCAGCTCGACCAAGTTGAACTCGCGGGCCAGCTCGCGGATTTTTTGGCGGATGACGCGGCTGTCGATCACGTCTCCGTCCGTCAGCTCGATCAGCCCCTGCTGCGCCCAGAGCGTATAAGGCACGCGGTCGGTGCGTTCGCGCTGCTGGGCCTGCCCGCGCGGGATCCAAAAAAAGGGGAGCGCGAACAGGTCATTGCCGATCGGGAAGGCCAGCACCAGGGCCGAGGTGTCGCGCGTTTTCGACAGGTCGAGGCCGCCGTAACACTTCTTGCGGGCCAGCGAGGCGCGGCTGATTTCGCGGCGGCAGGCGTCCCATTTGTCCATCGGCAGCCAGAGCACGTTTTGCTGCCGCCACTCGTCGAGGTGCTTGGTGCGGAAATTATTTTGGGCGCTGGCGAGCTGCTGGGCCTTGGCCGCCTTGCGCTCCAGGTCGTCGAGCTTGACGCTGACGCCCAAGTTGGGATTGGCCTTGGGCCAGCAGGCGGGGTCGCGCCAGTCGTCCTCCGGGTCGATCGTATAGTCGAGATAAAAAAAGGTGTCGTCGCGGATCCCGTCCGGCTTGTCGAAACCTGCCAGGATTTGCTGGCCGTAGGTGCGCAGCTCGTAACAGATGCCCTGCTGATTGAAGCCGGCCGTGGTGATGTTGAACACCAACGGCTGCCGGCGGGCGCCGGTGGCCGTCTCGATCACGTCGTACAGGTCGCGGGTCTTGTGGGCGTGCAGCTCGTCGATCAGTGCGCCGTGCACGTTGAGTCCGTCGAGCGTATCCGCCTCGCTCGAAAGCGGCTCGAACTTGCTGGCCGTGGCGACGGAGTGCATGTTCTCTTTGAGCAGCGTGAGGCGCTTGCCGATCTCGGCCGAGGCCCTGGCCATACGCTGCGCTTCGCCGAACACGATCTTGGCCTGCTCGCGCTTGGTCGCGCACGCATAGACCTCGGCGCCCGGCTCGCCGTCGGCCAGCAGCAGGTACAGGCCCACCCCGGAGCAGATCGTCGACTTGCCGTTTTTGCGCGCCACCGATTGATACGCGGTGCGGAAGCGTCGCAGGCCATCGGCCCGCTTCCAGCCGCACAAGGTCCACAGGCTGAATTGCTGCCACGGTTCGAGCGCGATCGGCTGTCCGCCCCATTCGCCCTTGCTGTGCCGCAAAAAGCCGAAGAAGTCGAGCACGTGCTGCGCGGCGTTGGCGTCGAACCACAGGCCCCGATCTTTGCCGTGGGCCAGGTCATGCAGGTGCCTATCGCACGCGCGGCGCACGAGCTGGCCGGCGACAATGCGGCCGCCGGCAACGTCGCGCGCGTATTGTTCGGCCGGGTGCTTACTTGGCGGCAAGAAATTCTCCCAGGCGGTCCTTCTCCGGCTGCTCAGGCGGATCGGGCACGCGCGCGCGGCTCGCCGGCGTAAGGCCGAACTCGACGCCGAACTGTCGGATTCGCTGCATCGCGTCCCGCTTGATTTTGGCGGCGGGGTGCTCCATCGGGATTCCGTTGGGCGGCATCACGGTGCGGCCTTCTTCCTCGAGCGTGGCGACGGACCATTGATAATCGGCGACCGACTGGCAATAGCAGGCGAAGCTGCTGAGCTGCTCCGGCCGCAACGGCTCCTTCAGGCTCGGCTCGACCAGGTGCCACTCGATTCGCGCCGCCGGCGTGAGCCAGGCCGGCGCGTCGCTCCCGCTTCCGATCGACGGCGCCGAATCGGCGCCCTTTTTCGCGCGCGGCTTCCTCTTGCTCGGATTGCCCGCCAGCTTTTCGCTAGCGGCGCCTTTTGCGATCGGCCCTCGTCGGCCCATTGACGGATACCCCGGCGCGCAAAAACTTGCGGAAAAACGTGCGCGCTTGGCACGCGGTCCCCCGCGGCCAAGGCGCCAAAAATTGCGCCCCCGGTTAGCGGCGGCGGTTGCCGAAGCCGCGGTCTTCAGCCGCGGTCTTGGCGCTGTGGCAGCTTCGGCAGAGGCCCTGGTGATTCGAGGCGGAAAAGAAGCCTGGGTCGCTGGCGCCGGTCACAGGGCGGATGTGATCGACGTGCTCGGCCGCCGCGAGGCGGCAGAGAGCGCAGACCGGATTGCACGCGAGGAATGAAAGCCTATATCGTTGCCAGCGGCGGCCGTAGCCACGCCGGCAGGCGCTGGGCCGGGACTCGCGGGCGGCGGCCTGGTGGGCCGGGCAGTAGCCCGAGGCCACCAGCGCAGGGCAGCCGGGCTGCCGGCAGGGTCGCTTAGGCAGGGACGGCACGGCCGATCAGCTCCACGGTCAGAGGCGCCGTCACGTTGCCGTTGCGCGTGCCCTCGCGCTCGCGACGGGCCAGCGCCAACAACTCCTCGGCTGCTTCGGCTGGGGCGGTCGGCAGCTCGTCGGCGCCGTCTCGCCACGCGGCGAGCAGACGCACGAAACTGCCGCGCACCTTTCTGCGCGCGGCGGGCGTGAGGTCGGCGAGCACGATCGCCAGCAGCGTCTCAAACGGCACGCTCTCTTTGACGGTCGTCGCCGTCGGCGGCGCGACGAGCAAATGCCCCGTCACGCGCACCGTCACGTCGACCACGTGCGGACCCTCGGCCAGCTTCGGCCGCGCATCCTTGGCGGCTTTTTCTTTGACGCACTTCGAGAGCGCGATCGTTTCAACGGGACTCAGCATATTCAGGCGCCCTTCGTGTTGATGCCGGCGTGATCGTCGTGGCGATCGATGCGACGCTCGTGACGATCGAGGCGCACGCGGACGTGCCGCAGATCGTGGCGCAGCCCTTTGAGCGTGCGGTCGATCGACTTCAGCCGGCGGAAGGGGAGCCAGTTGAGCGCGAAAATCACGATCAACTCGGCGAGAATTTTGGTGACGGTTTCAGCGAGCATTTCGCGACAGCTTTCGGCGCGGCGATTTTGGCGCGGGACGATAGGGCGCGGCTTTGGCGGCCGGCTTGGCCGGCGGCACGCGCCGGCAGCCGTTCGGTCCGCACTGCGTGCGATAGCCGCTCGGCGCCGCGCAAAGCGTGAAGGGCGCCTCGATCAGCGCGGCCTGATCGGGCTGTTCGCCGGCCAGCAACGGCAGAATCACCGGCAGCAGCTGCTCGACGATCGGCAGCAGCTTTTGGATCAGGGCCTGCCAGTCGACCTTCTCCAGCGGCGTGCCGGCCGAAATCAGGCCGGCGCGCAGGGCGTGCCGATAGACGGCCTCTTGCAGCAGTGCCACGGCCGGCGACGGCGGCCCGATCTGGTAAGTGCCGGCCGGCAGCCCCAGCGTGGTCAACGTGGCGGCCGGCGCCGGAGTCGGCGTGGGCGCCGGGGTCGGCGCCGGCGTGGGCGCGGGAGTCGG